TTGGAAAGAGATATAATAAGCAAATCAATTCGTTTGACGAGTTGATGGCTGAGCGTAGTCAGGCTGAAGAGATGCCTGAGGACGTAGCTGCTTATATGAAATATAAGAAGGATACGGGTCGTGGATTTGAAGACTTTCTCAAATTGAGAAAGGACTTTGATACGATGGACCAAAATACCCTTCTTAAAGAATATATTAGTTCGACACAACAGGGTCTTGATCAGGATGATATAGAAGTCATGATGGAAGATTATTCGTATGACGAAGACCTTGATGATGAGTCGACTGTTAAGCGAGTTAAACTCGCCAAGAAAAAAGCTGTTGCTGAAGCGAAGAGATTCTTCACTCAACAAAAGGAACAATACAAGATGCCGCTTGAGTCAAGCACCGCATCTGTTTCTGATGAAGAGAAAGAGACATATGAATCGTATAAGCAATACACGAAGCAGTCTAAAACTCTGCAGGAAGAAAACGAGCGCAAAGCAAAATGGTTTGAGAATAAGACCAACGAGTTGTTTAATGGAGAGTTCAAAGGTTTTGAGTTCAAGATAGACGATAAGACAGTCAAGTTCACACCCGGTGATGCTTCCGAGCTTAAGAAGTCCCAATCAAGCCCAATGAATTTCATTGGTAAATACTTGGATGAGAATGGGATGATTAAGGATGCCGTTGGATACCATAGAGCGTTAGCTGTTGCAATGAACCCTGAGAAGTTTGCTAAGTTCTTTTATGAGCAAGGCATGGCAACTGCCACTGATGATGTGATGCGTAAGACAAAGAACATAAACATGTCTGAGCGTAGAGCACCTGAGGTAACAAGCACAGGCGGGTTTCAGGTTAAAGCAGTGAATCCTGATTCCGGAAAAGGATTAAAAATTCACAGCGCAAAAAGAATATAAAATAAAAAACTAAAAAAAAATGGCAATATTAGCTACCCCCGGTTATCAATTGCAGCCCGCCGCAGAGCAGGTTGCGTTGCAAACAAACTACATTACTAACTTCAACTTCTTGAATCAGTATCTTCCTGATACTTACGAGAAAGAATTTGAGCGTTATGGTAATCGTACAGTATCTTCATTCTTAAGAATGGTAGGTGCTGAGATTCCTTCTAACTCTGACCAAATCAAATGGGCTGAGCAAGGACGTCTTCACATCAAATATACAACTTGTACTGCATCAGCAGTTGCAGCAGGTGTTGGTACTTTCACCATCACTGACTCAGGAATTACTTCAGTTGCTATCCGTGTTGGTCAAACATTGTTTATTCAAGTTAACTCTTCGGGAGCAAGTAACCGTGCAGTTGTTACAGCTGTATCAACTCCTTCAGGTGGTCCTTACACTGTTACTGTTGCTTTCTACGAGGCTACTGTAAACATTGCTAATACCAACGTATGTAGCATGTTCATCTACGGTTCTGAGTTCAAGAAAGGAACTAACGGAATGCTTGGTTCTTTGGAAGCTGAAGACGAAATCTTCTCTAACAGACCTATCATCCTTAAAGACCGTTATGCGGTTAATGGTTCTGACATGGCTCAAATCGGATGGGTTGAAGTAACTACCGAGAACGGAGCTACAGGATACCTTTGGTATTTGAAGTCTGAGCACGAGACTCGTCTTCGTTTTGAAGATTACTTAGAGACTGCGATGATTGAAGCTGTTCCTGCTGAAGCAAGTTCAGGTGCATTAGCTGCTCTTAGCAGTGGTGCTACTCCATCGGCAGGTACTCAAGGTGTATTCTACGCTGTTAACCAACGCGGTAACGTGTGGGGTGCAGGTAACCCAACTACATTATCTGAGTGGGATACTATCGTTGCTCGTTTAGACCAACAAGGTGCTATCGAAGAGAACGTATTGTTCGTTAATCGTCAAATGGGATTTGATGTAGACAACATGTTGGCGGGATTGAATGGAGCAAGCACTGCAGCAGCTGCAACTCCATCTTACGGTGCTTCTTACGGATTGTTCGATAACGACACTGAGATGGCGTTGAACTTAGGATTCACAGGTTTCCGTCGTGGTTATGACTTCTACAAGTCTGATTGGAAATACTTGAATGATCCAACAATGCGTGGTAGTCTTAGAGCTGCTAACTCTGTAAACAATACTGTCGGTACTGTAAACGGATTATTAGTTCCTGCAGGATCTACTTCAGTGTACGATCAGATCATGGGTAAGAACGCTAAGCGTCCATTCCTACACGTTCGTTACCGTGCAAGCGAAGCTGAAGATCGTCGTTACAAGACTTGGATCACAGGTTCTGCCGGTGGTGCTGCAACAAGCGACTTAGATGCAATGGAGGTCAACTTCCTTTCTGAGCGTTGCGTATGTACCTTAGGTGCTAACAACTTCATGTTATTCCGTTACGGTAACTAATCGTAACAAAAACTCTAAAGAGGTATGCCTTCGGGCATACTTCTTTTTATCTTTAATCAAATTAAATTTATAATAAAATGGCAAAGGCTCCAATTTTAACAGACAAGGTGTATAAACTATTAGGCACTGCACCGCTTTCTTACACTATTGCTTCTCGCAATAGCCCTCGCTTTCCACTGATGTGGTTTGATGAGGAGAAACAAGTTAACCGCGTACTTAGATACGCAACAAATCAGAACTCTCCATTCGAGGATGAGCAAGATGGTAACGCTATCTTAGAACCTATTGTTTTTGAAGATGGCTTTTTGAATGTGCCGAAAAATAATGTCGCTCTTCAAAAATTTTTACACTACCACCCTCATAACGGAACTTTATTTGCTGAGTTGGATAAAGAGAAGGATGCTTCAGCAGAAGTGCAGGATCTTAACATGGAGGTTGATGCGTTGATAGAGGCAAGATCTCTTGATATTGGACAGATTGAAATGATTACACGAGTGCTATTTGGCACTGACCCTTCTACTATCTCTACGGCTGAGCTTAAAAGAGACATCTTAGTTTTTGCTAAGAGATATCCTGCTGATTTTTTAAATGCAATTAATGACCCTGAGTTGAAGTTTCAGGCTAAGATTAGAACCTTCTTTGAGAATGGATGGATTGGAGTAAGAGGTAATAATAAAGAATTGTGGTATAACACAGCAACTAATAAAAAGAAGATGTGTTCAATACCATTTAACAACGATCCATTTGAGACTGCTCTTTCATACTTAACAAGTGATGAGGGTATTGATGGATTGAAGATGTTAGATATGTTATTGGAAAGTTGATTTTGGTTTGAATTAATGATTGTAAAAGATAAGGGCTCTCAAGCCCTTATTTTTTTCACTATATTTGTAAAAAAGTAACGATGATAAACTCAGTAAGAAACACGGTTCTATCTGTACTGAACAAAAATAACTACGGATACATCTCTCCTGCTGACTTTAACTTGTACGCCAAGCAGGCGCAGTTGGAGGTGTATGAAGAATACTTTAGTAACTACAACAAGACGGTTACTATGGAGAACTTACGTAGATCGGGCAGTGACTACTCTGACTTGGGTCAGGCGTTGGCTGAGACGATGGAGTATTTTCTTACTTCAAACTTTCTTATCAATTCAACCGCAAATAAATTTTTTGCGCCGTCTATTACCACTACAGGTGATGAGGCTTATATGACAAGTAGAATTTCTGTATATCCTACTGTACTTGCGTCATCTACAAATACCACAGTAACACCAAGTGATCTTATAGATTCAACAGCTGATTTTATAACCGCCGGAGTTCAGATTGGAGACATCGTTTCAAACGGTTCAACTAATCAAGTAACCACAGTGGTATTAGTGCAAAACGCTACAACCTTAAATTTAAGTGATGATATTTTTACCTCAACAGGTGATAACTATTTCATTTACTCAGCAACTAATATAAAAGACTTAGAGAAAGTTAGCGCAGGTAAGATTACCATGCTAAATAACTCAATGCTTACAGCTCCATCACTATTGTTTCCTGCGTATACGCAAGAAAACTTATTGTATAGAATTTACCCTACGGTGATAAGTAATCCCGGTCAGGTGCAGGCGACATACTTCAGATACCCTAAGGATCCAAAGTGGACATACATCACCCTGTTGGGTGGTGAGCCTTCGTTTGACCAATCGCAACCGGACTATCAAGACTTTGAAATGCCTGCTGAGGATGAGTTTAAGTTAGTGATGAAGATCCTTCAATACTGCGGTGTATCTATTCGTGAGGATAAAGTGGTGTCGTTTGGTATGGCTCAAGAACAACATGAGCAGCCTACATTTAGCCAACAACAATAATAGACTATGACATATATTTCAGACTATCAATACTATGAGAATAATGGTAATGCTCCTCAAGATGCTAATTGGGGGTCTTATCAATACGTGAGTTTGTTTGATATCGTCAACAACTTTATGTTGATGTACGCAGGCAACCATTCTCTTATCAATAATGAGGAGCGTTATAAGGTCTTGTTCCATGCTAAGCGTGCTGTTCAAGAACTTAACTACGATGCCTTCAAAGAGATTAAGGTATTAGAGCTTAGCGTATGTGACGAGCTTAGATTTGTTCTCCCTCCTGACTATGTCAATTGGGTTCGTATCTCTTTGTATAAGGATGGATACTTACGTCCATTGAGTGAGAACATTCAAACGCTTTCATCTAACGCTTATCTTCAGGATAACGACTGTAACATTCTTTTCGATCAGGATGGTAATATCTTGAGACCTCAGAACTCTACCATTGACCTTGATAGAATTAGAGGTACTAAGAAAAGTATATATCTAAACCCGGGGAATCAGTTTGACAATCAAGAAGGTTGGTGTTGCGATGGCACTTGGTATTTTGATTATGCTATTGGTGCTCGCTTTGGTTTGAATACAGAGACGGCTAATTTTAATCCTACCTTTAATGTAAATCAAAAGGCAGGTGTTATCAATTTCTCTTCCCATATGTCGGGTGAATTGTGTATCCTTGAGTACATATCTGATGGTATGGAGGGTGGCGACAACTCATTGATCTCGGTGAATAAATTGTTTGAGAAGTATGTATACGCATATATCCAAGCGGAAATACTAAGTAGTAAACTTGGTGTACAGGAATACGTGGTGATGAGAGCGAGAAAAGAAAAGTCTGCCTTACTTCGTAATGCAAAAATTAGAATGAGTAATATTCATCCGGGCAGATTGCTAATGAATCTCCGTGGTATGGACAAGATGATAAAATAATATGGCAAACCTCACGAGGAACTTTGTAGCGGGCAAGATGAACAAGACGTTCGATGAGCGTGTTGTTCCTCCCGGAGAATATATCGATGCTTTGAATGTACGTATGGGTTCCACTGAAGAGTCTGAGGTGGGTACTCTTGAGAATACCAAGGGGAATCTTCCCCTTACCACATTGATGTATGAGGGTCAGGTGTTGAGTAACGATGCTCGATGCATAGGTGCTTTTCAAGACGGAGCTAATGAGACTATCTATTGGATGGTTCATGATCCTGACTTTCCTTTGGGTGCTACGGGTAAGCTTGATCTTATAGTCTCTGTCAACGTGCTAACCTCAACACTAACGTATCACGTTATTAGTATTGATGATGGTGGTGGTGTTAATACCACACTAAATTTCAACCCTACTTACTTAATTACAGGTATTGACAAGGTAGATAACTTATTGTTCTTTACTGACGACTACAACCCACCTCGTTTCATAAACGTAAATAGGTCGTATGCTCTTCCTAACGCATTTTATTTTGACTATGCAGGTAACCCTTCATTATTAGCAGAGGCTCTGCAGGTTATTAAGAAGCCGCCGCTTGCGGCTCCTACTGTTGTCCCGTACATTACCCCGGGTGAAGAGCAGTTTATGGTCGAGAGATTTATTTGCTTTGCTTATCGTTATCGTTATGCTGACAATGAATACTCAGCTACTTCACAGTGGTCTGATATAGCTTTCGTTCCTAATCCTTTTGAGTATAGTCTTGACTCTGCTTTAAACGAAGGTATGACTAACATCTTTAATGCAGCTCACGTAACTTATGATGCAGGCGGGCCGTTAGTGGTTGGCATTGACTTACTATTTAAAGAAGCGAACAGCAGTGTTATCAAGGTTATTGAGAAATTAAACAAGGCTGAGTTAGGACTGCTTGATAATTACTTATACACTTTTGATTTTATCAATAGTAAAATATTTACTATACTTGCTCAGTCTGAGATACTTAGACTGTATGACAACGTACCTCGATTTGCTAAGGCGCAGACTGTTATGGGTAACCGTCTTATGTATGGTAACTACGTTGAGGGGTATAATCTTATTGATGATTTAGGAAATCCAATAAGGCTTACTTATTCTACAGATTTAATTACAGAAGAGATAGGACTTAGCGATCTTAATACATATACTACAGGAGGAAGTTATGACTTTAGAGGGTTAGTAAATTTTATTAATGACTCAATAACAGTTGTAGAATTAGATGGTGTCGATCTTGTTGAAGGTAGCGTATTAAATGTTAATCTTACAATCAAGCATTCAGCATTTGATGGTGATACACCATTTCCTTCTGACACTACTCAAAATACAGATCTATCATTTTCATTTTATCTTGCTGTATCATACGCTTCGGTGTATGATATGGTTACAAGTGCTGAATTTGTTGATGCAGTAGGAACTGCTGCTAATATACAGCCGATTTACCCGGGTAATTTACCTTGTACTAATGGTACTACTTGGACAGATACGTTTAACTGCGCTATTCCTAATAACTTAAACTCATTGTTTAAGTATGCAAGTGGTATCACAGGCTATTTAAACCAACCTATTGCTATCTACTGTGCTCCGGGAGATGATTTTTTTCAGATTCAATTACCTGCAATGCTGTTTATAGATGCGTATCCCGCAACTACCAAAGAAGTTGTTGAGTATTATGAGGTGGTAAGTTCTGAAGCATTTTTTCAAGAGATAGCTAACTCAAGAAGTCTTCATAGTAATAGAGGGTATGAAGTTGGTATTGTTTATATGGATGAGTTTAATAGGGCTACTACAGCTTTGGCAAGTCTTATGAATACGGTTTCTGTACCATGTGAAAATTCTCCACTAAAAAATTCTATTCAAGTTACAATACCAATTTCTCAGCGTCCTCCTGCTTGGGCTACTCGTTATAAGTTTGTCATAAAAGCTGATGAAGAGAATTACGACACTATTTATTCAAACATATACTTTCAAGATCCTCTTACTAATTCAACTTACTTCTTAATTGAAGGAGAGAATCCACGAAAGGTTAATGCGGGTGATAGACTTATTGTTAAAGCTGATAGTAATGGTCCAACAACAGGGTGTGTATACGCCACAGTACTTGAGAAGGAAGCGCAACAAGAAGACTTTATAATATTATCAAATGTAAATATTCCGGCGGGGACTTACTTAAAAATAAATGCAAACAACTTTTCTGTAATAAGTGATAGCAATTCTTTAATTTCCCCGGGTAAAAAAGAACAATGTGCGTTTTCTACTTTTTCTCCTTCATTTCTTTTATATCCAATGAATATAGAGGATCCTGCTGCACTCGGTACTTATATAGACTATAACATTCCTGTGGGTAGTAGAATAAGCATGAAAATAAAACAGTCACGACAAGGTCGTGGCAATGGAACAGGATCTTGTGAGAGAAGAATATATACCTTAAATAAAAATTTCATAGCATCAGCTGATTACACTAACATGAAAGATTGGTGGGATGGTGATAACGTAGCTTCTATATTAAACACGGGTATTCAGGATGTCGGAAACGCAGCAAACAACTGCCCTATTGGGAATACTTATTACGCACCTTTGCTTATATCTTCAGCACTCATTCCTCCTGTAAGCACTCCTGATTTTGATTGTGTAAACTATTATCAATTTGTAAGAAACCCAACTAATAACCTCCTCTCATTATTTGTTTCAGGCACTCGTCCATGCGGAGGAATTGGTGATGGTGATAAATTAAAATCATGCGTTCAAGTTCAATTCACTGTAGTTAGAGCAGATACAACTATCATCTTTGAGACTGAGCCTGTAGACACTTTACCTGACGTATTCTTTGAGAACAACTTATCGTTTCCAATAGCAAGTGGGAATCACTTAGGGAATGTGCAGAATCAATTTATTGCAGGTGGTATACCGGGTATAGTAGACACAGGGTTCTTCAACTGCTTTAGCTTTGGTAACGGAGCTGAGAGTTATAAGATAAG